TACTACGCTACCCTAGAAGAGTAGTCGTACCTGCCGCGGTGCGGCAAGGAAGGAAACTATGAAGACGATCATCACAGCGCTGACGGACGTCCCTGAGGGACTCCGCGGCGAATACGAAAAGAAGGACGACGTGTTCGTGCTGAAGCTCGACGGTGAGCCGCACAAGCATCCGGTCTTCACGGAGCTCGCTTCGAAGGTCGACGAGTTCCGAACGAACAACGTCGTGCTTCTCAAGGAGAAAGAGGCTCGAGAGCTCAAGCTCAAGGAGTTCGAGGGCTTCGATCCGAAGGAGCTGACTCGTCTCAAGGAAGAGAACGAGACGCTCAAGAAGGGCAAGACCAAGGGCGAGGGAGACGTCGATCAGCAGATCGCCGTCGCAGTCAAGAAGGTCCAGGATGAGATGCGGCAGCAGCTCGAAGGCGAGAAGCAGGAGCGTCTCAAGGCCGAGCGGGCTCTCAAGCACACGGAGGTGGAGCGGAAGCTCCGCGCCGTGGCCGGCAAGCTCAAGGTCGACGAGCGAGCGATGCCGGACTTCCTCGGCCGAGCCTTCAGGGTCTTCAACGACGACGGTGTCGCGATCGACGGGGACAAGCAACTCTACAGCAAGAAGAACCCGATGCAGCCGTTGAGCATGGACGAGTGGGGCGAGCTGCAGCTCACCGAAGCTCCTCATCTCTTCGCAGCGTCGGGCGGCGGTGGAGCAAGGCCAGGGCCAGGAGGCGCCGGCCGTCGGACCATCAGCACGGATCCACTCGAAGTCGGACGGAACCTCGAAGCTGTCGCAAAGGGCGAGATCATCGTCATCCCAGGCGGCGGCAGCTCGTAGAGCAGTACCTTCTGGCGCGGTCGGAGACTGCTGCCAAGCCCCGGAGGGGATAAACAGTCGCTTTTGATCTTGGAGTAAGCAGTGGCGAACACACTCACGAACGTCATCCCGCAGCTGCTCGCGCAGGGGCTTCTGGCTCTGCGGCAGCAGGCGATCATGCCGCGGCTCGTCAACCGCGGTTACGAGATCATGGCCGGCGAGAAGGGCAGCACGATCGACATCCCGATCCCGTCGGCGATCGTCGTCGGCGACGTCTCGCCGGGCCCGGTCCCGCCGTCGACGCCGGACGTGTCTCCGACCAAGGCCAGCATCCCGCTGAACAAGTGGAAGGAGGCCTCCTTCTACCTGACGGACAAGGACATGATGGAGGCCATGACGGGCACGATCCCGATGCAGGCGTCGGAAGCGATCAAGGCGATCGCGAACCAGATCGACGCCGACATCTTCGCGCTGTACACGCAGGTCTACGGCTTCGCCGGAACGGCCGGCACGCCGCCCTTCGCGAACGACGTGAACGCATACCTCGAGGCCAGAAAGGTCCTGGCGCAGCAGCTGGCGCCGATGGACCCGCGCTTCGTGGTGCTGGACCCGCAGGCGGAGGCAAACGCACTCGGCCTCCGCGCCTTCCAGGACGCAAGCTTCCGCGGCGACACCGCGGGCATCATCAACGGCCAGATCGGCGCCAAGCTGGGCGCTCTCTGGGTGATGGACCAGAACATCGTGACGCACACCGCCGGCACGAACGCCGGTGCGACGACGAACGCGGCAGGCTACGCGATCGGCCTCAAGACGGTCACGCTGGCCTCGGCCGGCACGGGCACGATCGTAGTCGGCGACATCATCACGTTCGCCGGGGACCTGCAGACCTACACCGTGACGGCGGGCGATGCCGACGTCAGCAACGGCGGCACGGTCTCCTTCGAGCCCGGCCTCAAGAAGGCGATCCCGGCCGGTGCGACGCTGATCACCACGAAGGCCTCGCACGTCGTGAACCTCGTGTTCCACCGGGACGCTTTCGCACTGGCGATGCGGCCGTTCGAGGGATCCGATCCCCTCGGCGTCGGCACCTTCCAGGCGGCGGTCGATCCCATCTCGGGTCTCGTGCTCAGGCTCGAGGTACAGCGCGAGTTCCGTCGCACGCGCTTCTCCTACGACGTGCTGTACGGCGTCGGCATCCCGCGGCCGGAGCTCGCCACCCGGCTGGCCGGCTAGGGCCTTTCGGCTTCCGAACGGAGAGACGAAATGGCAATTCTCGGCAGACTCGCACCCAACAGCGTGATGAACGAGCTCAAGGTCGTCGCCGGCAACCACGTCACCGTGGCGGCCGTCGATACGATCGACACCGGCCTGCGACGCGTCGTCGGGGCGATCGCGAACCTCGAAGACGCACCGGTCGCAGGCGCACAGCGGGTGGAGGCATTCATCGGAGACCAGGCCGGCACACCCGCCGCTGGCAAGATCCAGATCAAGAGCTGGAAGGCGACAGCGACAGCGGACACGGCCGTGATCGCAGGAACCACCTTCTCGAAGAAGGTGAACTGGATCGCGTTCGGGTTCTAGCAGGCTCGACCTGCATGGGGGGCGCGCATCCTAGTCACGCGCAAAGTTTCAAGGAGATTGAAATGCCGGCACCTCCGGAGACGGTCAAGGTCGAAGACGGGAAGGGCAGCTTCTACTTCATGAACAAGAGCGACTTCGATTCCTCGAAGCACAAGCTCTACGAGGACCCGAAGGAAGCGGCCGCGAACAGGGCAGCGGAGAAGGCAGAAGCCGACGCCGAAGCCAAGGCAGCGGCAGAAGCGAAGGCGAAGGCCGAAGCGGAAGCCAAGGCCAAGGCCGCCGCCGACGCGAAGAAGTAGCATTCGAGGAGATAGGCAATGCCAACCGTCATCACGACACCAGGCGCAGCGACAGCGAATAGCTATGCGTCTGTCGTGGAGGCAAATGCCTATCACACGACGCATCTCTACGCTGCGAAATGGACAGCCGCGTCCGACGCGACCAAGGAGACGGCCTTGATCATGGCGACGCGGCTGCTCGACAACATGTACGAATGGGATCAGTGGCGCACGGACGACGTGCAGGCGCTGGAGTGGCCAAGAACCGGCATCGTTGCTCGCAATCAGCGCGAGTTTCTTCTGAACGACGAGATCCCGATCGAGCTGAAGAACGCAACAGCGGAGCTGGCAAGGCTGTTGATTGAGAAGAACCTGCCTGCAACGAACCTGGCCTCCGCACAGGGCATCGAAAGCTTCACCGCAGGTCCAGTCTCCTTCAACTTCAAGGACGACATTCGAATCGAGGTCATTCCGGACTCGGTCTACTACATGATCCCCAGCTGGTGGGGCTTTCCGCGCGGGAGCTCACACACGCGCGAGCTGGTGAGGACATAGCATGGCACGGAG